ACCAAAACCTTTGTCTTTAGAAGAAAATGGTTGAGGTACAGAAAACTTTTTATATTTTTTTCTTTCTTCCATTTTAGAAATATTTAATAAAGAACCTAATACATTTTCTAAAGCTCTTTTACTTTCTTGTACTTGTTTTGTTTTATCTGCTCTTTGTATACCTCTTTGTTCATCTATTAAGTTTTGATATTGTTCAAACTCTGTTAGTTTCTTTTTAGGACCTAATGAACTACCAGGATCTACATCATAAAATTGAAACAAGTCATCTTGAAATTTTGTTTTTCCTTTTAATATATCATTAAAATCTTTAGATAAAAAATATTGACTTAACTGCATTCTAGGCATAATATTACTAGCCCCTACAGTTTCATTCCAGTTTGTAGGATCATTTTTTGATTTATCCTGTAAACCATAAATTTCATGTCTTTCTGTTTTCTTTCTATCTGCAAATGGTTTAAAAAAATTTATTAATTTTTTATTATTCTTTAAAATACTTTCTGTTGTATCTTTAGTAAAAACTCCTTTTCGTTGTAGTTTTTTAGCATTTGCATTAGCTTGCTTTGTAGCTTTCATTAATTTTTGATATACAAAATTATTAAAAGCTTGTAAGTTATAATCTTCTCCTCCTACAGGTTGAAATATTCCTCTAGTTCTTTTTTTAAATTTTCCATCTTCTTTACCTAAAGCACCTAGTTTAGAAAGGTCTCCTACATACTTACCTTTTATACCTACATCTCCTATTAACTGATCTCCAAGATCTCCTAGTTCATCACTTCTTCTTTGAAGTAAACTTATAGAAGCTCCTGCACTATCTGGATCTACATAATCAGAAGGTCTTATTTCATCTTTTGCATATTTTCTTTGTGCTACACCTGCTTTACCTATTTCAGAAAATTCTTTAGCTATTGGAACTTCATAAAACTTACTTTCTTCTGGTACTTTTTTTGTACCAATAGCACCAATCAAAGTTTCTTGAGCATCTCTAGCAACTTTCATTCCTTCTTTTGTTCCTCTATTACCAGCAACATTTAATGTTTGAACTTTATTTGTATTTAAAAATCTTGTTAGTTCTGGTTCTGTTGGATTTATAATATATTTTTTCTTTGCTTGTTTTAAAAATTTTATTGTATTTTTTGTTCCTGCACTTTCAGTATTACCAAAGATAACAGTAGCATCAGCATCTAAAACATTTTGTTTTGTTCGTACATTATAATTAGAAGAATCACTTTCTTTTAATATTGTTTTTAATTTATCATCACTAAATACAGCATTTTCTATATTGTTTCTTCTATATCCTTTAGGAGCTGTACCTCCTACTTGTAATCCTAATTTTTCTCCTGCAGCTAAACCACCTTCATCTACACCTGTTTGTCCTCCAGATATAATTTTTCTAACAGGAGTTTTTGTTATATCTTTAAATAAAGCAGGATCACCAGATGTACCTTTTCTTATAGACTGTTCTTCTGGTCTAATACTTGAAGGCTCATAATTCCTAGAGTCTTTTCTAAAGTCATCAAAAGCATCCCAAACAGGTTTACCTGCTTTAAGTATCATTCTATGTAATGCTCTTGTATTAATGACTGGCATTATTTTTTACCTTTCTTCTTTTTCTTTTTTTTAACTTTTTTATTTTTTAACTTATCAGTTAATTGCATTTTAATATTAACTCTACTAATTGGCATTATGTACACTTTCCAAAACCTCTAAGTGCTACTCCTACTCCTCTAGGTTTTTTCATTTTCTTTTTTTTCTTTTTCTTTTTAGTTTTTACTATACCACCTGTAGCATACATATCATCAAAATTTTTTGCATCATCTTCATACATTTCATCAAAAGGTATTATATTTCCATCATAAGTTTCAAAAAATAAATCGCTAATATCAACTTCATCTGTTATTTCTTTTACTTTAGGTTTTTTCCATTTAGGCATAATTAATTACTCCCTTTCACTAAAACATTAGGACCACCACTTGGATTATGTGCAGTCTCCATATTATCCTGTCTTGACCTTCTTGCTTGATTACGTAATCCTTCTACTGCATTTACATAGTCACCTTGATACATTTGCATACCATTAGGATTTTTCATAAATCTATTTGCTTCTAACATACATGCATAAAATAATGCATCATAACAATACTCACTAAAATAATTAGATGTAGTTACACTTGTACCTGTAGCACTGGCTAAACCTATTGGTCTACGCACATAAGATATTTCTCCTGATAATGTAGATGCAGGAGTAGGTACTATATATAAAGATGTTTGATTTTTTCTTGCGTAATATCTAGGAGTACCTGTAGATGTACTTGCATGAGGAAAGTAATCTATAGCATACTCATAAGGTCTTTGTAGAAGAGTTGTTATATTAGATGAAACACTTGTTTTATAATTTACACTTTGCACTATTCTAGTATCAGCTGGTAAACTAACAACAGGATTAGATGCTGTAAAAGAAAAAGAGCTAAACTCAGTTAGCCCTACATCATCTAAATCTTTTGTTAAACGTATTTCAGCTTTTTCAATAAAGTAAGGAATGTGTTCCTCAAACTCTGAAGAATCATTCTCACTTGTATTTATTATATCAGTCTTTAAGAAAGCATAATTAGGCACTATATTATCCTACAAATAAAGTGCATGAACTACCATCAGAAGGCATAGATACACTTATAGATGCATTAAATTTTACTCCTTGATCACCTATATAAATATCTGCCATACTACTTGCAGGAACTGAAAATTTTATTCTATCTCCTCCTGTAGCATCTTTTAATGCAAAAGTACCTGTTGCTGTTACTGCTGTTGCATGTATTGCTACAACTCTAGTAACATCTGTTGTAGTTACAATAACTCCATTTGTTGCTCCAGTAAAAAACTTTGATGTAATATTATTTGCCATTATTACTTGACTCCTTAACTACAGGTTCTTGCTTGCCTTGTACAGCAGGACCTTTTCTTGCTTTACCAAAACCCTGTCCTGTAGGTTTTGCACTTGTATCTTTTTTAGGATATTTTAATAGACCAGATACTGTTCTGGCTGTTATTCCTTGAGCTTCCATTCTTATCTCCTTAGTGTTAGGGAGAGCCATAAGACCCTCCCTAAAGTTTATAGATTAAGCACCTGCGTTTCCGAAGTAACTTCTCCAGTCAGATACTCCAAAAGAATATCTTTCTCGAGCTTTAAATCTTAAGTTACCAGTGTCAAAATCTGGTTCCATCTTGGTTTGTAAAGGTGTTCTATTAAACATCTTTGCACCATTAGGAACATCAGTTCTAAAAAAGTAAGCAGTTGTACTTGTGAATCTTCTGTTTACAAAAGAACCACCAGGTATAACTCCCATGCTTCTAATAGCATTAATGTCATTAACATTAGTTGCACCATTACCAGCAGTTGTTGGATTCACACCAATAGTTGTTGAATACTCACTTTGTAAGATTTGAGTTGCTGTAAAAGATAAGTCAACAGGAATATGTAATGAAGCAACTTGTGCACCAATTAAAATTCCTCTATCATCTTTCATTTTTTGTATATCAATCACAGCAGTCTCGATAGCAGCTTCAGATAATGCAGCTGCTGTTAACAGGTTATCTTGGTTTCCATCTTGAACTGTTGGATGACTATTACTAAAAAATGCTGCACCATCTCCAATTAAATTGGAAGCTGTAGTACTAAAGCCATTGTTAAATATTGCAGCAGCTTTTACCTGCTTTGTATTTGCCATAGCTCTAGCTAATCCTTTTGCTCTTAACTTTGCAAAAGTATCATATAAGTTATCTTCCATAGCTTCTTCAGTCACAGCAAAAGCTAATGCAACTGTTTCGTTATCGTAACGAGCTACATAACTCTCTTGTGCGTCATCAAAAGTTACAGCAGCACCTTCACCTTTAACAGGTGCAGTGCCAAATCCAGTAAATAAAACTTCTTCTTCAAAAGCTCTATCTGAATTTTCTATTTCATAAAGAGGTGTATGTTCGTCATTTACCTCACCATACTCCGTACCAAAAATTGAATTCAATCCTGGAAGGAGTTCTTTAGCAATACTTGCTCTATTTATAGCCATATTCTATTCTCCTTTCTATGATACTGAAATGGTTGTTGTTATAAAATTATCATAATGCATATTGATACGTACTTCATACCAAGGATATGCATCAGTTACTCCTGCAGATACGGAACCTTGAGCTACTAAATCCCAAGGAGCTCTTCTAATAAGTCTTAACTGTTCTTGTGCAAGAGTTATTTTAGTATTATCTAATTGATAACTACTATTTCCAGTTTTTGTTGAACCACCAGAACCAGCTGTCATACCTGCATTAGCTGCATTATAACCAGCTGCTGAATCTGCTGTAGCTGTGACTTTTGCATCTGCTTGAACGAAAAAAGTTTGATTTGGATCATCAGCTATTAATACTTTAATATCTGTAGATGAAGTTCCACCAGTATAATATCTACTAAACTTTTGCTCACCATCAGCAGTTTTATAACTAATGCCTTGGAATACACCATGGATTTTCTTATTTGCTGTAACAGAAACAGGTACTACAGTTCCTCCTACATCAATCCTTATAGGATCACCAGTAAATAAATTGCTTGGTAACAAAGCTGAACCGACTGTATAGTCAGGACAGTCAATAGTATTAATACCAGTAGAATTAGTTCCAGATCCAACTTTTTTTGCCATAATTAACCCACGAGGGGCACTATTTACTGCCATGTTGTTTCCTTTCTAAATTAAAAATTAAAGAGGACTAACTTTGAAACTTAGGTGTTCTTCCTCTTATTGTTTCAGATCTACTTGTATTTGAAATAGGCATACGAGAATTATTTCCTTTCATTAACTGGCTATCGACTGCTCTCATTAATGAATTTGTTTTATCCTCATAGTATTTCTCTTTTGCTTTGATACGACCAGTAGGTATTTTACCTAACGCAACATCCCCACGACAGATTGCTCCAGCGTATCTACCTTCATCTCTCACGACAGATGTTTGTTCCATTTCAGGTACTTCCTCCTTCTCAACAAACTGCCATCCTTCTGCTATCTTTCTACCTATGTGACTTACATCATCTTGTCCTTTTAAGGTAATTCGTAACCATCCTAATGACATACCTTCGTTAGCGAAACGATCTTGTACTGCTTCTGGTATTTTCAATAAGTTTGGTTCTTCAAAAGTATATTCAGTTTCTTGTTTAGTAGTATTTTCTCTTAAATTAGAACTACGTGTATTTACTCGTGTCATATTAACCTCCACGTCTAGTGTTTATAGTTGTGTATTCCCCTTCAGATTTAGTTGCCTTCATCTTTTCTTGGGCGTACTGTTCAAGTGGTATATTCCATTTATTAGCTAAATTAACATCATTCTTTGATAATTTAACTTTACGTGGATTAGGAGTAGAACGTGAAGCTCCTGCTACCACCTGAGCAGGTCTTGACGTATCCTGCTGGCGAACATCTTGATTATTTCCTTCTTGAAATTTAGTAGGAAATGACTCTCGAATTCTTTTGTCAACTTCTTGATAAAATTCTATATCATCAGTTGAATATCCCTCTTGCTTTAATTCTGCATCTATAGCTAATGCTGCTGCAGTCATTACATTATCTTTTCCAAACCAAGTATTTTGTTGTGCCCATTCTTGAGCTCTTGGATCTGGTGCTTGTTGAGCAACAGGTTGTTGATATTG